ATAAAAAAACTCATACTCATTTAAAGTATGAGAGCATTTTTCAATTTCAGTAAGAATGTTAGTAGCATTTTCCACAATGCTTTTAATTCTTTAACAGTCCCATCAATCTACTCCTTATTTTTTATGATTCTATGTACAAGCCCGCCGAAGCAGGCTATTTTTGTTGATAAAAAAATCAACTCTTTGCATGAGCAATTCTAAAATCAATTAAATTACCTCACCCTTTGCCTGATCGTTATGTGACAATTCTGTAAGTTGTATTTTTTTACTCTGAGTGCTATTTTTTATTAAAAGAAACTTATTTCAGAATAAAAGGTGAAAAAATGTCGACCGTAACCGCACTCACAATTGTTGTCCCTATTTATAATGCTGCAGAACATTTGACTCGATGCATTGATTCAATAACTGCAAATACGTTTAGAAACTTTGAGTTACTGTTAATTAACGATGGGTCAACTGACAACAGCTTAGAGATCCTAAAAGAAAAAGAAATGGAAGATTCAAGAATAAAAGTTATTACAAAAATCAATGAAGGTGTATCTAAAACTAGAAATCTTGGAATAAAAGTAGCGACCGGGAAATTCATAATGTTTATAGATAACGACGATTATATTGAGAAGGATTACATTCAGACATTTATTGATAATTGTATCAAGAACGATGCTGATTTGGTAATCGGTGGTTATAAGCGTGTGAACAAAAGCAAAATCATGTTTTCTGATTTTCCACGGGATTGTGATTGGGGAAAATATGTTATTCTTGCGCCGTGGGCAAAAATTTATAATCGCCAGATTTTGATAGACAACAATATCTTATTCTTAGATTATCCAATTGGTGAAGATGTTTACTTTAATTTAAAAGTATTCAGCAACACCAAAAAAATAGTGTCAATTGATTATGTCGGATATAATTGGTATTTTAATGGCCACAGTATCTCAAATACTTGTCAAAAAGGTTTTAATAAAGATATTGATATTCTTTTCTTATTAGATAAGTTAATTGAAGCTGCACATGGTCAATCAGATGCCTACTTAAAATACTTTATTAAGCGTTACTATGTTTGGTTCCTTCTGTTCTCAGGAAGACAGGCTCATAGAAATGATTTTCTAATTGAACATAAACGAATTAAAAAATGGATTTCTGACAGGAAATTTGATAGTACACTCAACCCTTTATCTAATGAACTAAAAGGAGAGGGAATAAAAAACAGATTAATAGTTTTCGCTTTTCGATCACTCGAAAAATCGCATCTAATTCCTCTTTTTTCTAAGTTTTATTGTAAAGGAACTATCGGCTGCAAATCAAAACAAACAATTTAATTGAAAGCTTTCTTTGTCCTATTAATAAAAAAATCGCCCACTTTTTTATTTTGAGTGGGCGATTTTTTATGCTTCTGTTGCTACTTTGCGGAGATACGCAACTTGAACTGGATCTGTGTGAATCCAAGTGTCATAGCCTGCTTTTTCCATCATCGCTTGGATTTTCTTCAAATCGCCTTCTGATTTCACGTGAGTAAATTTGTTTCCTGTCAAAAAGTAAACTTTCGGATCATTTTGATTTCTAAATAGTAACATGGTTTCTCCTACTTTCTTTGGTTGAATTTGTGGTGTGTTTGCTTGTGTGTTGTTGCTTGTATTGCTGAAAACTGCGTTCTTGAATCGTTCGAATTCGCTTGGTTTTGCCACCCAAGGAGCTGGACAGTTTTTGCCTGTTACGTCAAAGTGGCGCCAAATCTTCTCTCTCGTAATATGAGGATAAATGGCGATCAATTCTTTAACGGCCTTCACAGCATTTTGGAATGTCTTTTCCGTAATGTTTCCATTCTTGTCTAGGCACATTTCAACACCGATCGTTGAATAGTTGGCGTTGCCTATCTTAGAATACAGCGGACGATAGCGTGAACCATCTGCATTGTATTTGCTGATTTCGTTGGCGTGATACGCAACTTCATTTAAGGGAATAATACAAAGTGCCTCAGTATCATCTATAAACAGTTGAGCAGAAGCATAGGTTCCTTTTAGATTATTAAAATAGTTCTTGTGATTACGTGCGGTGCCACCGTTATTGGCGGTGTAATGCATGACGATACCATCGATACCGTTATTCCTGATACCTGGTCTTGAGTACTCATTAATATTGATATACTCGTATTTGATGAAACTCATATCAATCATCCTCTCTAAAAAAAGAAGCAGCCAATCGGCTACTCCTTCTTTTCTGTAAATTCTTGGCCATCGCCATAGTCTGGAACATTTTTACTATCCAAAGCTTTGGTTTCAGATTGTCCATCACCATAATCGATTTTAATTTCTGTTACTTTAGGTTTTGGATTTTCAGTACTATCCTGTAATTTAGTTAGTCTTTCTTTTACCCAGTTTGGAATTGGAATCCCCAGTTGTCCAAGATTTTCAATAATTGAGATTCCATAAACTGCGATATAGAAAAAGACGAATGCGGTCGCAAACGTCTCGAGATTCATAATCTTTAGGTACGGATAAGCAATGATCACTAAGCACACAACTAGCATATGCTTAACAATGCCAAGTAATCCTTTTGTACTATTAGCGTCTTTGATAAATACCCCTTTGCAAAGTCCTGTCACGATATCTCCTACCACTACCCACAAGAACAGCTGCACATAACCATTTGTCAACAACCCTCGAAATTCATTTAGTAACACTCCATTATCAATAATCACCATATTTACCACCTTTTCTATTATTTAAGCAAAATTAGAATTCCAACAAATTAACAAGATCAACCTATTCTGGCTGCTCTTGTTCTATCATTTGTAACATTTTTGTTTTGACTGCTTCATTTACGAAGCTGAGATCTAAATCCTCTTTCGCTAACGTCACTTCTGACTGAAAAGACATGCCTTTCTTCTTGCTCGACACTGAAACCGAATAACCAGAAACATTGCCCGCATTGTCATAAATAAACGAGATTGACGAAATAACCATCTATATTCCTCCTTCCTAGATATATACCTCACCTACTGCTGTGATCCGACTGTTTCCGCTGTTATTCGATAGCTTATACAAACGCCCGTTTTCAACTTGGAATTTTTCATTCGCATTCCCTTCAATCCAGACTGGAACGGTAAACATTTGTGGAAACCCTTCTCTTACCTTGTCTGGAAGAATGGCCACAGCGTTGCTGGTACTTGCGCCATTGGCTGAACCATTCCAAACAAATTGATCAAATCGAATAAGAATCCTGTTCATGTAACGTTTTAAATAGATATCACCAGCAGTCCCTTTTAATCTGGTCACTTTAAGCCATCCGGTATCATAGAGCATTTCCGCAGAAAGAGATCCAGCAAACCCTGCCTCTCGATTGTTCAATTGAATCAAATCAAAAGTCATGGAAGCTGATGCGATAAGTTTTGTTTGGTCTCCAATTGAATTTCCTTCATATCTGGACATATGGATAAATTGATCACTGATCACTTGTTCGTAGGATTGAATGATTACGCCAGATGAATTACGAATGACTCCGGCATTTCTGGTTTCTGCGTCTTTGATGGTTAGTTCACCAATTTTTATTGTTCCATCATCGTATCTCCGTGTGTAGGGATTTGAAAACTCTGAACCAACAATCAGCGCGCCTTCAACACGTTTAAACACGCCGTTTTCAATTTGCACATTACTTGCAATCAAGTTATCAATGGAAATACCCCAATGTATCCATTTTGTTCCGTCCCATTTATACACTGTGCTTGTTGCATCATTTGGATCTTGCCACAAGTCTTCTTTTGTTGGATTAGTTGGCGGTGTGGCAGAAATGATAATTGCATCTTTACCCTGTTGAGCAACAAGATAGAAATAAGCACTGTAGGTATTATCCGTATATTTGAACCTTGTTCTTGTCCACATATACCAGCCCGCTTTAGGTGTGGGTCTTGTCCCTGACCATCCAGACGTTGGCGGAGTTGTTCCATCTTGAGAAATAGCATAGCTGATTTCCTCTGCAGTAACCCCTTTGCCGGGGTTCCCTGTTGCCCCTTGTAAAGATAGAGCGTAAGAAAACTGCTTCGTAAATGTTTTGCCATCAGCTGTGATTGTGATTGGCACGGTACCGCTTTTTGATACTAATGCGGTTGTAGCTGTTAATGTGATTATTGATCCACTCACACTAGAGGAGAGTCCTGTCGGCTTAGTTCCTACAGTAATGCTAGTAGGCGTAATTTTAGTGATGCCTTTATATACGATCACTTCTGTTGTTGTTGATCCAGCCAATGCTGC